CGCTGGTGTCAATCATCCGCGACGGGGACACCGGCGTCTTGCTGACATCTAGCGAGTCGGCGGACTATCCGCAGATTCAGCTTGTGTCTTCGCATCGCATCGGCGCCTACGGCGAGGCATCCGAAATCACAGAAGGCGAGTTTGCCGGCAATCTGCTTTGCAACGGCGCGATTCTGAATCCTTGGGGGCGCACAGTCGGCTGGCGTGTCTATGGGCCGGATGGTTCAGACTTCCGTGATTATTCATCGGCGGACTTGGCGGTTTATTACCGGCCAGACTTCTCCGACCAGACGCGCGGAGTGTCACAAATCGCGGCTGGAATTCGTGACTGGCAGGACCGCAAACAGGCTTTTGAGTTCCTTCGGCTGGCTCTGAAAAAGGAGGCCAGCTACGCCGTGGTTGAGCACACGGAAGAAGGCCGCATTGACCCTGACGCGGAGGACATAACCTCGACCGCGACGGACACGGGGACACTTTACGAGGAGCGCGTTGACGGCGGCAGCGTCCGCGTATTTCGGTCCAACAGCGGGAGCAAAATTGAATTCCCCGAATCCAGCCGGCCATCGGCAAACTCTCAGGAGTTTTGGGAGCGGGTGACGCGCGACGGGCTGGCCGCGATTAACTGGCCTTACGAACTGACGGTGAACGCTTCCAAGATTGGCGGCGCATCGCTGCGGATGGTGATGGAAGTCGCGCACCGGACCATTGGCGAATACCAGATGATCGCGCAAAAGATGGCCGCGCGCATTGATGCTTGGCGGATTGCGAAGGCGATTCAATCGGGCGAACTCCCTCCGAATCCTGACTGGTGGAAAATCGCGCACTCGGCGCCCGCTGAACTCACCGCAGACCGTGGCTGGTCCTCGCAGGTTGACCGCGAGGAATACAAGCTCGGATTCGTGACACTCAAGGACGTTGCCGCGCGCCGTGGCAAATGGTGGGAAGAAGAGCGCGACCAAGCCGAGGCCGAAACCGATGACCTGCTTATGCGCGGGCGCAGGCTGGCTGATAATCATGGCATCACGATTGAAGCCGCGTTGTCACTGCTGCAACAGCGCAGCGCGAATCCGCCCGCGATGATGACGGAAGACGATAGCGCGGACGAAACCAATACCGACGATGAAAGCACTACTTGAATCACAAGACCTGCTATTGATTGACCCGCGCCGATGGTCCGCGCGCATTGCCACGCTTGCCGAGATTTCGCCGGGCGCGCCGGGCGCGATGGGTTTTGAGGATGACGACGGCAACGAATGCGACTGCTACGGCGACCCGATTCCGCAGATGACCGTTGACGCGGACGGAATCGCCACGGTGCCCGTGCGCGGCACGATTCAGACAGGGCTGCCTTCCATCGCGTCGGCGTTTGGTTTCGTGGACACCGCGAAAATTCGCCGGGACATGGAAACCGCGTTGGCCGACTCCAACGTGAAGGCGATTCTGTTGGACTTCGATTCGCCGGGCGGATTCGTGAGCGGCACGCCTGAGCTTGGCGCGTTCATAGCGGAAGCCGCGAAGCGCAAGCCGGTTTATTCGTTCACGTCTGGCATGTGCTGCTCTGCGGCCTACTGGCTTGCCGCGCCGTCCCGCGCGATTTTCGCAACGACCAGCGCAGAAGTTGGCAGCATCGGCGTTTATGTCGCGCATCAAGACATGAGCGCACTGGCTGCCGCAATGGGAATCGTGGTGAAGGTTTTCCGCTCTGGCAAATTCAAGGGCGCAGGCGTGCCGGGCACGTCACTGAGCGAGGAACAATCCGCCTCGATTCAGCAACGGATTTCGTCGCTCGCCGCCGTGTTCAAGGGTTTTGTGTTGGAGCATCGTCCCGGCATTGCCGAGGCCGCAATGGAAGGCCAGACGTTTATGGGATACGAGTCCGCGCGCGAGTCGCTGACGGACGCGCTCGTTGCGGATATTAGCGAAGCGAAAAAAATGTTGCTCGCAGACTTGACGTAGTAGCTGGCCTAATGTAAAGAGAAGCGAAACTTATGACAGCACTCCAAGAGCTTACCAATCTCCGCGCGGAAAATGCCTCGCTGAAGGCCGCCGCCTCCGCCTTGCCGGACATCGCCGCACTCACCGCCGCGCGCGATTCGCTGACTGCCGCGAACGCGACGTTGACCGCTGAACGCGACGCGCTCGCCGCGAAGTTGGCCGACGCCGAGAAAGCCAACAAGGATTTTGCCGCTGCTGTGGAAACCAAGGCCGCAGAGGTTGCTGTTCAGCAGCTTGCCGCCGTCGGCGCTGAACCCGCGAAGGCCGCTCCCGCGCCCGCCGCTGTGAACATCCTCGCCGCACTGGACGCCGAGAAAGACCCGGCCAAGCGCGCCAAGCTGTTCAAGGAAAACCGCGCCGCGATTCGCGCCGAGTTCAACCGCACTCACCAAAACTGATTTTCAGTAGCAACCCCAAAACAAAAACATCATGGCCACCTACACCAACCTCGACGACGAGATCATCAGCCAGAGCGCGCTGGAATCTTTCGTGAAAATCCTCGCGCCTTTCCGCGCGTTCTCCACCAACTTCTCGGCTGCGCCCGGCACGCGCGGTGCGAACGTGCTCGTGCCGCTCGTGTCTGGCCTGACTGCCACCACGTTTGGCGGCAGTTATGCCGTGTCCGGTGGCGCCAAGTCCGTCGTGACGATTTCACTGAGCCAGCACAAGATTGTCCACATCGGACAGGACGACATCACTGCCGCGAACAGTTCCGCGAGTTCGCTGGAGTCCTTTGGCCGGCAACAGGGCGCGGCGCTGGCCTTGCTGGTTTTGCAGGACGTTCTCTCGCTGGTGACTACGGCGAACTTCTCGCTCGCCACCGCCGTCACTTCGACCGCGATGGACGTGCCGCAGTTGCGCAAGGCGCGGCTTGACCTGAATCAGAACGACGTGCCTGCCGAGCCGCGTTCGATGCTCATTGACTGCACGCCCTATGATGCGCTGCTCGGCGTCACGAACTTCGTGCAGGCGCACATGTTCCGCGACAACTCCGTGCTGCAAGAGGGCAAGGTGATGCGCGCCGCCGGGTTCGACTTCTACGAACTCAACAACCTGTTCGCCTCTGGCGCGAGCGTGATGGCCTTCGCCGCGCACCCGAACGCCATCGCCGTTGCGATGCGGTATCTGCAACCGCAAGACCCGTCCGCCTACGAGTCCGCCTACGCCGTGACCGACCCAGAAACAGGTCTTACTTTGGGCCTCAGGAAGCATTATGATCCCAATACAGGGACGAGGTTCCTCAACATGGAGTGCTCGTATGGCTACACTCGCGGCCTCTCCACCGCTGGCCGCGTCATCAAGCGCACCGACTAATCTGAGCGCGCACCAACGGCGGGAGGCGACCCCTCCCGCCTTTTTCTTATGGCAAACCAAACCAACGGCGGGGCTTATTTCGCGGGCAACCTGCGATGCGACACGCTCAACGGCGTGGAGCTTTACGTTGCGAAGTTATCGCAATCCGGCACAGATGCTCCGACGGCAACGGTTTTCCGAAACGACCTTGACGGCACCGTGGTTTGGGCGCGCGCAAGCGAAGGCACCTACACTGCCACCTTGACAGGCGCATTCCTCGCGACTACTTACGTGAGTGTGACGCCCGGCATTGAATCATCGCACACAGCGACGCGGACCAGCGCGAACGTCATCACGCTGACGACCTGTGACCCGCACGGCGCGCACGCGCTTGCGGACGATTTGCTTGAAGGGACGTTTGTGGAAATCAGAGTGTATAACTGAGCCAACATCTAACTTGCCGAGCGTGTGAGTCCGCCCGGCGAAGTTTTCCGAAACGCGTTAGGACAGCCGTGGAGACTCACCTCCACGGCTGAATTTTTTATGAGAAACAAAATTAGCCTCTGCATGATTGTCGGCAACGTCGCCGAATACATTGAACGTTGCCTATTTAGCTTCGCGCGCATTGCGGACGAAATAGTAATAGTGCGCGCCATTGGCAGCGCCGCGCCAGATGGCACGCTGGAAATTGTAAAAAAATTCTGCGAAGCAACCGGAACCCCGCTCGTTTTGGGTGAATACAAGAACAAGCCAGAGCACGCCGACTGGCCGCATGTGGACAACTTCGCGGCGGCACGGCAGATGAGCTTTGACCTCGCCTCAAACGATTATTGTTTCTGGTGCGACTCCGACGACATTTTGGAATCAGGCGCTGAACACGTCCGCGCGCACGCGGCGGCGGCGAGGTTTGACGCGCACGTTTTCCCTTACAAAATCAGCACGCTAGGTGTAAGCATCCCGCGCGAACGGCTGGTGAACAGGCGGGCGGGCCGCTGGCAGTATCCGGTGCACGAATGTTTCACGTTCAACGTGGAACCTGTCAGCGGCCCGCATGATGACCGCGTGGTGATTTTACACGCGCCGCTGATGACGAAAACCGGGAGCAACGAACGCAACCTACGAATTCTGCGGAGCATTCCCGACGATGAAATGCATCCCGGCCTATTGTTTCACCTACACGGCGAGCTTCAAGGCATCGGGGATATTGAGGGCAGCATCAAGGCCGCAATGCGCGCCTTTGAAGACCCGCGCCTCGGACGGCCAGAGCGTTACGAAATGTTGCTGAACGTCGCCCGCATGACCACCGACCCAGCGCAACGTGAAACCTTGTTGCACGAGGCTTACAAAACCGACCCGACGCGGCGCGAGGCGCTTGGTTCGTTGTCTGGCAATGCGCTGGATTTCGGCAAGCCGGACCTTGCGCTTGCCTACGCACAACAGATGCGCGCCACTCCCGCGCCGCGTCATACGGATTGGAACAACAGGAAGCATTTTTATGGCTACGTCGGGACGGATATTTACTGCCAAGCGTTGCGCGCGAACGGCATGACGATGGAAGCGGAAGCCATCCGACGTGATGCCTTGATGCGGGCTGGCGGCTGTAAGATTTCGCTGCTGCACGCGACGCGGGGGCGGCCACAGGGCGCTGTTATTGCCCGCAAGCTCTGGTATGACCTCGCGGACCATCCCGACGAAATCGAGCACATCTTCGCATTCGATAACGACGACGCGGACAGCCACTGCCTGCGCCGGTTTCACCACGTCGAATTGCAACCGGGCGGCGGCTGCGTGGCGGCATGGAATGCGGCGGCGGCAGGTTCGCTTGGCCAAGTTTTGATTCAACTCTCCGACGACTGGACGCCGGTTCAAGGCTGGGACACCCTGATTCTGAATCGGATTGGCGACTTGAAACAGCCGCGCGTGTTGGCCATATCTGACGGGCACAGAAACGACGACCTGCTCTGCATGGCGATTTGCACGCGGGCGTATTACGGGCAGGACTGTTTCTTGTTTCACCCTGAGTTCACGGGCGTGTATTCGGACAACTGGTTCACTGAGCTTGCCTACGCACGCGGGCAGGTTATTCAGGCGCGAGACATCGTGTTTGACCATCGCCACCCGATATTCACCGGCAAGCCGATGGACGCCACCCACGCGGCACAGAACGCGCCCGAACGCTACGTTCAAGGCAAGGCTGTTTTGGAAAAACTGCGTGCGGCGGTGGACTGGTCGAGTGTGCCGGGTTTTTTCAACTTCCCTGAGTTTTACGACAAAATTGCCGCGCGGATGAATGATGGCGACGCGCTGGCAGAAGTCGGCGTGTGGTTTGGCCGCTCCGTGATTTACTTGGCGCAAGCCTGCAAGCGCGCCGGGAAGCGGGTGAAAATCTACGCGGTGGACACGTTCAAGGGCGAAGACGCGGCGATTGTCGCGCGGCACAACGGCAGCGTGCGGCGGGCCTTTGAAGCCAACCTAAAACGGTGCGGCGTGGCAGACATGATTCAAGTTATCGAATCTGACAGCGCGGCGGCGGCGGCGCTCGTGCCTGACGGACTGGCGTTTGTGTTCATTGATGCCGCGCACGATTACGAGAGCGTCAAGCGCGACTTGGCCGCGTGGATTCCTAAGGTTAAGCCGGGCGGCATGATTGCTGGCCACGATTCGCAGCACGAGCCGGTGATGCGCGCCGTTATTGAGGCGCTACCGAATGCGAAGCAAGCCGGATGGATTTGGTTTAACGAACTATGAAACCCCTATTGTCAATCCTCACCCCCGGCGTCCCGTCGCGCTGGCCACAAATCGAAGCACTTCACGCGGAGCTTGCGCGGCAGATTGGCGACTTGCCTGTCGAGCACCTGATTCTTGTGGACAACAAGCGGCGGACGGTAGGCGAGAAGCGGGACGCACTGCTGCGCGCGGCTGGCGGGGCCTACGTCGCGTTTTGTGATGATGACGACGCGGTGACGCCCGAAT